GGCGGCGATGATCTGATCGTTCCGCTGCACGTGGTCGAGGGCGGTCAGGCATCGCCGACTGACACACACATGGACGAACAGAAGCCGATGGCGATTCAGCACGGCGAGAACTGTTCCTGTCATATACGGCTTAAAGACGGCCCGAAACGAATGCGAACCGGCCCAAAACAGGAGGAAAACGAGCGAATGGTGGAAACGCTCCGCACGTTTTTCAAACGGCAATCGGAGTCTGTGCTTCCGAAACTGGGGGCAAAGGCGGCGCGATGGTGGGATCAAAAACGATGGGACACAGAGCTTGCGGATGACCTCGAGCCGGTTATTGACGATGTTGCTGATTTCCACGGAAAACAGGTCGCGGCGGCGATCGGAGCTGAGTACAACACGGCGGCGACAAGAAAATATCTCCGTCTGGTAGCGGAAGGCAAAGCGGCGGCAATCAATGAGAACACCAGAAAAAAACTGGAACGCGCTCTGGAAGCCGACGAAGAAGATGAAGAGGATACACCGGCACACGTTTTTGAAATGCGCTCCGGGGATCATTCCGACACGCTCGGAAAAGCAATCGCTCTGTCAGTCGCCGGATGGGCCTCAACGCATGAAGCGCCGGAACAGGCCGCCTATCAGGGCATCGAGCGCCGGGTGGAAAAGGTCTGGATTACTGGAGACAATCCGCGAGAATCGCACGCGCTGATGAATGGTGAAACTGTGCCAATTGACGAGCCGTTTTCAAACGGTGCGTTTTGGCCGGGCGATGATAATTTGCCGGAAGATGAGAGCTGCGGATGTAACTGCCAGACAGAAATATTGATAACGGAGGGTTAAACATGAAAACGAAACAGTTTTCTGTGAAATACAGAGACGAAGGCAACGGCACGATTGAAGGCTACGCGAGCACATGGATCCGTCAGCCTGACAGCTACGGCGACGTCGTGAAGGAAGGCGCTTTTACCGAATCACTGAAGGATCGCTGGAACGGTGGAAAAGGGATCCCGATGCTCTGGGCTCACCAGATGGATAACCTCGCGTCCTACATCGGAAAAGCGGACGCAGACGAGGATGAAAAAGGTCTTCACTTTGTTGCCGAGTTTGACGATACGGATGAGGCACAGAGAGTCAGACAGCTTTACAAAGACGGACGCCTGAGCAAATTCAGCTTTGCTTATGATGTCCTTGCGGCGATGCCGATTACTCTTGAAGGCGGAATCAAAGCGACCGAGCTCCAGAAGCTCGACCTTTACGAAATTTCCTGTGTTCTCGTTCCGGCTAATAGCGACGCCGGAGTTCTGGATATAAAAGCCGGACGCAGAAACCGGAAATCCGATGAAGACACCATAAAAGAAATCATAAGCCTTGCCAACTCTTTACTTGATGAGGCTGAAGATACAGACACCGAACCGGAAGGCAATGACGAACCGGAAGCCAACTCGGCAGAGGAGGAGCAGAAGGGAGCAATCAAAGCTGAAAAGGAACGGCTGTTGCAATTTATTAAAGGACTTAAAGAGGAGGAAAACTCATGACTTTAAAAGAACAGTTAGCTGAAAAGAAAGCAGCCGTGATGGCTCTGGCGGAGCGGATTGAAGCTGAAGACGCAGAAGCAATCAAAGAGGCTGGCGAACTGGAAACAGCTATCAACGAATTAACCGAAAAAATCAAAGCTGCTGAAAAGGCCAGCAATTTGCTGAACCAGATCGGCAAGAAGGAAGAGGGGAAACCAATGGAAGAAAAAATGGAAGGAATCAAGGCACTTGATCTGGCATGGCTGAAGAGCAACAGAGGTTCTGTACAGACCTACATCAAGGCCGCAACGGACACCGTCACCGGCCCGACCATCCCGGCTGTGAGCCAGAGAGTGGCAGAAATTAAATACGGACTTGGCGTTCGCGACCTGTTCAACGAAGAGGCAATCAGCGGAAACAGCTATACCTATTTCAGAATGGGAGCGACTGATCTTCCGAGCAACTTTGATGGAACCACAGCAGAAGGCGCAAAAAAACCGCAGATCCATCCGACATACACCACAGTTACCGCAGCACTGGTAAAGAAAGCGGCACACCTGAAAGAAACTGATGAACTTCTGAACGATACTCCGTATCTGGAGAGTGCAGTCAGAGGCCGTGGCATTTACGAACTGAGAAAAGTGATCGAGGCTTATCTGGTTTCCACCATCCTCGGAACTTCCGGCATCAACGTAACTGTAAATACCGGCATCAGCTTTGACAATCTGCTGAAAGCTAAGATGGCGATAAACGCCAATACCGGCTATGACGCTGATGCAATCATCATCAACCCGGCAGATCTTCAGACTCTGCTCCTCACAAAAGACGGCGGACAGACTGGCCAGTACCTCATGGGCGGCCCGGCTTATGCTCCGTATGGAAATGGAATGTATGGCGAATATCTGCCGATCTGGGGCATGAAAGTTGTAGCGTCTTCTGCTATCGCTTCCGGCACTGCTCTTGTTGGTGCATTCGCGACTTGTGCATCCATTATCACGAAGGCTGGCGAAGGCTTCCGCGTTGAAGTTGCTAACCAGAACGAAGATGATTTCGTCAAGAACATGGTAACAGTCCGCATCGAGGAAAGACTGCTTGAAGCCGTCAGAATCCCGGCTGGATTTGCAAAGGTCTACACTGCATAACAGGAGGCCGATATGCTGAAAATATATCGAATCGGAAACGATTTATGGCAGTTCGAGGAATCTGAAGCTCCGGCAGGAGCTGTTCCTGTTGAAGATGAGCAGACCGAGACAAAGGAAAAGGTTCCGGCGAACAAAGTAAAGGCAACAAAGAAGAAATGAGGATTAAGCTATGAGCCTGTTGACAAATTGGGGATATACGCTGACGACAGCGGACATGATGCCAAACCTGTTGAGTCAGAGTGAATATGACAAATACACCGGCGGACGGTACACCGGAGATGAGCGGATTGAATCCAATTTGTCGGCAGTCTCTGTGGCAATCCGAAATTATTGCGGATGGCACCTGTTTCCGTCACAGGAATGTCAGTTGAAAACGACTTTCGCCGACAAGCGTGTGACGGTCGTCGGGAACGGATTGATGATCCAGCTCCCGGCGACTTACGTTTCTGCCGTTTCTTCTGTCACGATCGGAGGAACGGAAGTAGAACACTTCGCGCTCGAAACGAACGGAATTTTGCGTGTGTATGATTATCTTTATTGCATTATGCCGTACACCGAAATCATCGTCACATACACGGCCGGGCTTCCGGTCGGCATGATGTCGGCGATCAGGGAACTGGCAGCGCATCGGATTACTCATGCACTGGCGGCATCTTACGGAATCACTTCTGAATCTTCGGGCGGCGTTTCTGTCACCTACAATGCCAACTGGGTTAATTCCGCCAGATCAACGGCGTTGCCGGATGATAACAAAGAGGTTCTGTCTCCGTATAAGGTGAGGGGGTGCTTCTGATGTTCGCATGGTGGAATCAGACGGTGACGCGCCTCCGGGCCATCACCAGAGACGAGCGAGGAACGCCGATCCCGGATTGGTCTTATCCGGACAAAAAGGAAATCAAAGGCTGTTCCGTGCAACCAGCGGCTACCTCACTCTCACAAGATGGCAGAATTCTCGGGATCATGGATGGTATGACCTGTTATATGCCGGTCAATGCTGATGTGAAAGCCGGAGACAGGATCGAGTTTGAAGGCGATGTGTATGTCATCAACGGCGACGTCAGGACGTGGCAATCACCAACAGGCGCTGTTGCACATAAACAGGCAAATCTGGAAAGGTGGTCAGGCTGATGGCAAAACAAATCAAACTGGAATTCATTTCCGCCGGATTCAAAGAAATTCTTTGCAGCTCCGGTGTGCAGAGCGCTGTTGAATCAGCGGCCGCTGAAATTCAAGCCAGAGCGAACGCCGGACTGTCTGAGGATTCAGAAGGATTTTCTGCCCGGACTTGGATGGGAAATTATGGCGGCGGTCGTTGGGTCGGATCTGTAACTACGACCGACTGGGAATCGAGAGCAGCAGAGGCTGAAAATAAAGTTTTA